TGGCAGCAACTATTATTCAATTTCCACAGACACACAGCAACATCTTTTTGAACCTGACACAGCTTATCAATCTGGCATCTGACAACCAGGTAGTAGAGGAATATGCAGAGATCATGGCAGTTTGCCATGAGGAGGGCAATTTCAAACCTGGAGAGATTGAAACGCTCCAGGAGCAGATCAGGACAAGACGCCTGGAAAATGCAAGACCGGAAGAAAAGCCAGCAGTGATTCCGGAGAAACCGGGGCTGTACTGCTACACTCCAGAAATGGGAGAACAGAAGCCAAAGTGTCAGATCGAAGCAGAGCGGAGCTATTACGGCAGACATTACCACATCAACACTCCGCTGGAGCTGAAAGGCAGAGGGATCAAAAAAGATGGTGTGAAAGAGGCAAAGAACCTCAGACCGAACTATCAGTACATGGCTGGATGGTTTGAATACACAGTAACCGAAAGAGCTTTTGAAAAGCTCCAGGAACAGTACACGATCAGCCAGGAGTTACTTCTGGATTGATTAAATAGTGCCGACCGGAGGCGGCAGACCTCCGGAGATGGAGAG